CTGTACCTGATTTCAACGGACTCATCCTTAGACGGACGAACGACGAACTCCGTGAATTGGTCTGGAAGAGCCAAGAGTTATATCCGAAAGCGTACCCGGGAGCGAAATGGGCGGAGAAGAAAAGCCAGTGGACGTTCCCTAGTGGAGCCAAATTATGGATGACGTATCTTGAACGTGATGAAGACGTTCTCAGATACCAAGGTCAGGCGTTTAGTTATATCGGAGTGGACGAACTCACCCAATATGCCACCCCATTTTCGTGGCAATATCTTCGATCACGGCTTCGAACAACTAACCCTGACCTACCGGTATTTCTTCGGGCCACAAGCAACCCGGGTGGGCCCGGGCATCAATGGGTAAAAAACGCCTTCGTAGATCCTGCCCCGGCTGGAAAGGCGTTTGATGCTACGGACATTGAATCGGGCGAAGTGCTTAGGTACCCGGATAGTCACGCCAAGGCTGGTCAACCACTATTCCAGCGCCGGTTTATCCCGGCCACACTAAAGGACAACCCATACTTATACGATGAGGGTACTTACGAAGCTAACCTTCTATCCTTACCGGAAACGCAGCGTAGGCAGTTGCTACAAGGTGATTGGGCGGTAGCTGATGGGGCGGCCTTTAGTGAGTTTAGATTAGGCACACACACCTGTGAGCCGTTTGATATACCAGACGATTGGATGAGGTTCAGGGCCTGCGATTATGGGTACAGCTCATGGAGTTCGGTGCACTGGTTTGCGGTCGATCCGAGTTACGACACTCTGTATCTTTACCGTGAACTCTACGTGAGCAAGCACACGGGTCGGGATTTAGCTAGAGCAGTGTTGGAGGCGGAACGAGGCGATAGAATACAATACGGTGTTCTTGACTCGAGTTGCTGGCACCAACGGGGACAAGTGGGCCCCAGCATAGCTGAAGAAATGATCGCCGAGGGTTGTCGGTGGCGTCCGTCAGACCGAAGTGCCGGGGCTCGGGTAGCGGGTAAAAACCGCATACACGAATTGCTAAAAGTGGATGAAGTCACTGAAATACCGGGGCTCGTTATCTTTAACACTAGCCGACAGATTATAGCGGATTTACCTACAATACCGTCCTGCCCCAAGGGTACGGATGATATAGATAAACGCTTCGCTTCCGACCACACTTATGACTGCTTACGCTATGGCGCAATGAGCAGACCTCGAGCCTTCAGCCCCTTTGATATGGGACAAGGCATACCCACAAAGCGGTGGGCTCCCGCTGATTCAGTATTTGGATATTAAATATGGCATTGATGGATAAACCTACCAACCTTAACCCCGAAGACGCTACTGATACCGATACAGTAGTGGCGCTGGACGAAGATGGTAACGTCGAAGAAGAAAATATAGAATATTCTGGCGTAGTAGCGTTTGTTAATAGTCAATTCAGCCGAGCCAAAGATAACCGCTTAACTGATGAGACTAGGTGGCTGGATAGTTACCGGAACTACCGGGGTATATACGGCGAAGATGTACAATTTACTTCCACGGAAAAATCACAAGCATTTATCAAGATTACTAAGACGAAAGTACTGGCGGCCTACGCACAAGTGGTTGATGTGTTGTACGCCGGTAGCAAATTCCCCATTGGCATTGAAGCTCGTAAGTTCCCTAACAACGTAGCGGATGCAGTCCATTATGATCCCAAGGCACTAACGGACGACAAGATTAAAGAAAAGGCCGAAGTAGATTACCAAGTGCCTCGGAATATTGCCCGGCCTGAGATTGCCAAGGATCTAGGCTTATACAAAGAACGCTTGGAGCCCATCAAAGACGATCTGGAGATGGGTGTCGGGACGAATCCGGGTTCTATTACGTTTGAGCCAGCTAAGGCGGCAGCCCAGAAGCTTGAAAAAAGAATGCACGACCAGCTTGAGGCGACTAATGCCTCTAAGCATCTGCGGTCTACTGCATTCGAAGCCTGCCTCTTTGGGACTGGCCTGCTTAAAGGGCCCTTTGCGACGAATAAGGAATATCCTCGGTGGGATTCAGACGGTAAATACGATCCCTTATTCGATACTGTGCCTAATATTGAATATGTAAGTATTTGGGATTTTTACCCAGACCCGGATGCCCGGAATATGTCTGAAGCGGAGTATACGGTACAACGGCACAGACTTAACCGTACGCAAATGCGTACGCTAAAGAAGCGGCCTCATTTCAGAGACGAAAGCATTGAGCTGGCGATTAATTTTGGCCCATCTTATATGCGGGAGTATTGGGAAGACACGCTAGAAGATAGCTCGTCACAAGGAGCCATCGACCGGTATGAGGTGCTAGAATATTGGGGCGTTTTGGATGCGGAATTAGCTGAAGAAGCTGAGATAGAGCTGCCACCCGAATTATCTGAGATGGATCAGATCCAAGTCAATGCATGGGTGTGCAATGGGCAAATCCTACGTCTGGTTCTGAATCCCTTCACCCCGATGCGTATACCATACCATGCGGTGCCCTACGAGTTGTCTCCCTATTCTTTCTTTGGAATTGGTGTGGCCGAAAACATGGTAGATACGCAATTGTTGATGAATGGCTTTATGCGGATGGCTGTGGATAATGCAGCCTTATCTGGCAACTTAATTTTTGAGGTCGATGAAACGAACTTGGTCCCGGGGCAGGATATGGACATATACCCCGGCAAAATTTTCCGCAGGCAGGCCGGTGCGCCGGGTCAAGCCATCTTTTCGACTTCGGCTAAGAATACTTCTCAAGAGAATTTGGCAATGTTCGACAAAAGCCGACAGCTTGCGGATGAGGCGACCGGCATTCCATCGTACAGCCACGGCTCCGGGGCCGTGGGCGGTATAGGTCGTACTGCCTCGGGCATGAGTATGATGCTCGGTGCGTCTGCCCAAAATATCAAAGCCGTGGTTAGAAATATAGATGATTATCTTCTCGCCCCACTCGGTAAAGCTCTATTCAACTTTAACATGCAATTCCTTTTCGATGAGGATTTTGTAGGAGACTTAGACGTTAAGGCTCGGGGTACTGAAAGTCTGATGCGTAACGAGATACGCAGCCAACGCTTAATCCAATTTATGCAGATGACTGCCGCAAACCCGGCGATGGCTCCGTTTGTTAAGTATGATTATATCCTTCGTGAGATGGCGGCCAGCATGGATCTTGATGAAGACAAGATCTTAAACGACCAACGTGAGGCAATTATCCAAGCTAAAATGATGTCGGAGATTCAGGCGATGATGCCTGAACAACCGCCACAACCCGAGGCCCCACAAGGAGCGCCCCCGGCAGAAGATCCGACCGGTAATGGCGGAGCTAATATAGCACCCGGCGCAGCACCAGAACCGGGGGCCGCTGGCTTCACTGGCTCTGGTGGGGGCGCAAATGGTGGCAATGTGCCACCTCAAGGACCGCAGGTACCGATTCAATAATGGATAAGAAGTTTTATCGTTCTCTTCTTATTTTGGTGAACGACCAAGATACGATGCAGCGAGTGCACGAATACGCTGATACTCGAATAAGCACTCTTCGGGACCAGCTTGAAACCACTAAATCACATGATCGCATTTTAGAAATACAGGGCTCCATAGCCGAGCTACGCCGTATTCGAACATTGCGTGACGAAGTAATTAAAGGGGCAGCATAGTGGCTGAAGAAGAAGCAAAGTTAGACAGCTACAATCCCACTCCTCGGGAAAACCTACGGTATAAGTTGGCGGATTGGCTTAGTTCCACGCTGGATGATGACCGCCCCGGGTTTCTTGGAATTGATCCTTATAAGGCTAATCGTTTTGCGGGGAGAGTGACTGGTGTTGAAAACGCTTCTGATGGTAGCGGCGGGATTGGCCTCGCTGATTTTAGCCCTGTATCTCCTTTTCTTGCCGGTCCAGAAATCAAAAGAGATTTCCAAACAGCCCGATCCACAGATGACAAACTCGGAATGGGAATGGCGGTGGGCGAAGGTGTCCTCGAAACCGCTGCCGCCATCCCAGTCGCAGGAGTAGCACTCAAAGGTGCGGCTAAGGGCATTAAGACCTTAGCGGATACACTGACTGACTCGTATGACCCTTCGATGGTAGGCGGTAATCTTGGCAATATTAATTTTCGAGGCGTGGATCCCGAGGCTTTAGAGCAAGTAGAGGCCAATACGGAGTCTACCACTACGCTGCTAGAGGAAGCATTAAATGAGGTCGTTCCCGGTAAACCGCCTAAAAAAACCATTACAGCATATCGTATATATGACGTAGTTCCGGGTACTGGTATTCGTGCAAAGAATAGACACAATAACCCACCTACCGAAGGTCGCCCATTATTTGTGAACAAAAACGATCACTTTGAAGAAGGGAAATGGTATGACGCTAAGTTTGGTGAGATCGATCCTAAAACAGGCAAGGTTAAAGCTTCCTTGTCAGGCGGTGTAGCACCACGTCCCGGCTTTCATTCTGCAGAAGCTCCTAGCTCTAGCCATTTAGGCGGAAAGGCCAACAAAGACGCTAAAACAGCTAATTACCGGAAGGTTACTGAAGTATGGGCTGAAGTTGAACTACCGGATGACGTACCGTGGCAAATGGAGGCAAATGCTCGAGCCGCACGAAATGAAGCCGGTGAAATTATACCCAGCACTGCCGAGATCACTGATCAACTCCCTGTAGGCGGATACTATCGCTTCAAAACAAATCCAAACCAGACTTCACCTTGGTTTGTTTCTGGTGGAGTCAAGATTAAAAAATTTATGACCCCGCAAGAGGCCAAAGCTAAGGCTAAGGATCTGGGTGTTGAAGATTTGCCTCTGCTTCCCGAGATAATAGATCGTGATAACCTTGCCCTAGAAGACTTAACGAAGTCGGCACAGGCCGAACTAAAACGATACTACCCAGAAAAGTATGATGCGATGATGGGTAATGATGTAGATGTCCAAATGCAGCAACTGGGTGCTGAGACTACTGATACAGACGTGCAGATGCAGGATATTCTACAGGCCCGGGCAGGGCAGATGGAATTGGCTACTGCCGACCGTATTCAACCCAGTGGCTCTGAACCATTGTTTGATTTGTCTCCTGAGAGCTATGAACAAACACTGCCCGACCAAAGCGAGATTTATGTTCCCCGGCCCCCGGAGGGTACAAACCGACCACTGCCCAAGAATGACCGGGCTCGGAAGGTACAGGAAAACATTGAGCCTATTGCAGAGCGTTTAGCCGAGCGCATGAA